TTCAAAGACCTGCGACCAATCAACCTGACCGAGTGCAAGAGCGAATCAGCGTTGACCAATGCCATGCACCGCTGGAAGACTGGCGATTGTCGACTGATGATCGGCCACCCTGCGTCGATGGGGCACGGCATCGATGGTCTACAGGCCAACGGGCACATCCTTGTGTGGTACGGGCTGAACTGGTCGCTGGACCTGTACGAGCAGTTTAACGCCAGGGTGCGCCGCCAAGGACAGGGTGCCCCTGTTATGTGCCATCGTCTCTTGATGCGAAACACCCTTGATCAAGCACAAGCACTGGCCCTCGACGAGAAGGCCACAACCCAAGCCGGGCTGCGTAACGCAGTCAAGCAATATCGCCAATCCAGAGGAGTTTGAAATGACGTACCGTGAAGTCGAGATGAACGTCATCCAGTGGGGTGAGGATCGTGGCATTGTGCAAAACGCTACAGCGATGTCGCAGGCCATCAAGACACTGGAGGAGACCACGGAGCTGCTGGACGCTCTGAACAAGCAAAACATCGACGAAGCCAAGGACGCCATCGGTGACATCGTGGTCACCTTGATCATGGTGTGCGCAGTGCTCAACCTCGACCTCGTTCAGTGCCTCAATGGTGCCTACAATGAGATCAAGGACCGCAAGGGGTATCTGACAAAAGAAGGTGTGTTCGTCAAAGAAGTGTGACGACCACCCTCGGGTTCGTCATCGGTCACCCTTTCCAGTGGCTAATGACGAACCCGATGATCCCTGACACCGCTGACGCAATTGTCATGCCGAACCATAACCCACCCTTGCTCCTGTTGGCGAGTTCCAATAGTTGTTCGAGCTGGCGCTCCATCTTGTCAACCTTTTTGTCCATGTCCTGCACCTTTTGCCACAGTACACCGTACTTCACAGGATCAAAATCAGCGTCGTCGAAGGCCACTCACTTCTCCTTGCTCATTGAGTTTTTGACATCGTGTTGCGGCATCAACATGTTCACCGTTGCCGCAGTACCCCCTGTAATCGCCGGGCGGGTATATGGTCCAAGGAGTGATGGGTCTTTGAGAATCTTCAGAACCGCGATCCTCTCGGCAGCGGGCAATGATTCCAACAGTTTCGCAGCATTCTGAGGATTCCTGGCTGCTTCGGTCAGAATCCTCATCGTCTTCTGACCAACCTTTGCCTCCAGGAGCTTCAGTGTCTCGTTCGCCGTCGTGGTCTTGACGCTCAAGTATGGAGGAAACCGGAACCATGTGGTGTTCTTGGCCAACAGTTGCCTGAGTTCGTCCTGTCCCGCAGCGACTTGACTCTTGATGTTCTTGTCGCGGAGGATCTTGTCTGCTTCGGACTGCAAGACTTTCACAGAGTCTTCTGGCATATCCTTGACGATGTTGTACCGGCGTGGACCGAGAATCTTTTCCACGGTGTCCGGTGAATCGTTTCGCACGAGTCGCACGAAGGCGTCCTTATTGTTCTTCCACAGGTCCAGAGCCTCGCCGGCCAATTCTTTCTCAGCGACCTTCTGAGACAACCTTGCGTGCTCACTGAGGTACTCGGCGTAACCTTTGCCACCGGCTGCGTTGATTGCATCGTCGATGTGCGGCTTGATACTGGTCAGTACGCTGGATGCGAGCTTGCGCTGACTCGTGGCGTCCATATTAGGGCGAAGCCGCGCAATCGCAGCATTGACAGCGTTCTTGCGGATGGCGTCGAGAGCAACACCGTCGATCACCCCATCTGCATCGGTTGCCTTCCCGATTTCCTTGACGACTCGTCGCAGAGAACCGATCAGTACATCGTCCCCTTTGAATTCAGGGTTATTTGCCACCTCTGAAATCTTGCGAATCAGTGGGGCACTTTCCAATGGGGCGATTCCCTCTGCGCGCATTGCGGCAGCAGTGTCTCGGGCGAACCTCGACCCGTGACCCAGGTCGAGGGATGCCTGAGCGGCATTGTCTGCCCACTCAGTGGTCGCTTTCTTGGCCAATTCCGCAGGATATGTGTACTTGGCCAGCCCGACAGGCAGACCTCGCTTGATCATGTCCAGGCGAGCGCTGGCGTTGGCGATGTCGCCAAGCTCCATGAGCCGGCGAACCTTTTGCACCTCTGCGGACGCCTGTTCACCAAGCTCGGCAGACATCCTCTCCAGATAGGCAACTTCTTTCCCAAGGTTTGCCCGAGTGAGAGCAGCATTGCGCATCGGGGTGGTGATCTTGCGGACGGCATCTTTCGCAGCCGCCGTGCTACTCCACACATCGGCAGCGGTGTCTCCTCCTGCCGACTTGGTCAGAGCATTGAGTGACTCATCCGCTTGGGCCCTCTCCAGACCAACCTTGAACGTGGAGTCACGCGCCAGGGCCTCATCGAGTAGCGCGTGCCATGGTGGTGAAGTGATGTCAGCAGTAGCCTGTGACGCGCTTACTTTTTGTCCTTTCGCGTTTTTGAGGGCGTTGATGGTCTCTGGCAAGTTTGATCCAAGTGCCTCTCTCAAAATTTTCACAGCCCTGTTCTTGGCTATGTTGGCAGCATCGATCACCTTGCCGACACCTTCGGCAATCAATGGACCGGCAAAACGACCTCCGGCCTCATAGGCGGCACCTTCGAGTACATTTCCCACAGGGGTGAGCACCTGCGATGCCCCCTGACGAGGAGCCTTGCCTCCGAATCGCACATCTGCCAGTTCGAGAGCCTCCTTGGCGATACCGTATCCGAGCCCGGCACCTGTGATGGCACCCGACGCAGGGTTTACCACTACAGTGGGCGAAGCCACCGTGCCGACACCTGCACCCAATAGAGAACCTATACCGGCGCCTGCGAACTCAACGACAGGTGCGACGTACTCGCGGATGTCCTGATACGTTTTGATGTCCTGCTGCCGATTCCAGGACTCAAGAGATTGCGGCGGCTTCTCGACCGCCGGAGACTGCGGCACATCGGGGTCACTTGGCGTCTGAGGAGGGCGACGCGACGGACCCTGTTGAGATGCCTCAATTGGCGGGAGTGATGCCAGCTTGGGTCGTATCATTTCCATTGCTTGTTCGGGTGTGGTGCCATCGGGCACTTTGAACTTAGCAATGCGACCGTCAGGTAGCCTGACTTTGGCGATTGGCATTATTCATACCCCATGAATTCAGCATCATCGGTGGTTGGTGCAGTGGGTGCTGCACCACCGGCGCGGGCAGCGCGTTTCTGGGCGTTCTCGACACCCTTGCGGATCACGTCTTGTAGGTCCAGCGCGGCGCGGATGAATTCTTTCTCGTCCGTCGAGGTGGACATCCGGTTGATGGCGTCCGTGGCCTTCGCGCCTTCTTTTTCCGTGATGGCACCGCCACCCTTGAGCGACTCGAAGGCTTCGAGGAACGAGGCACCCTTGATCTGGTCGAAGCGGGACATGAAGCCCGCAGCGTCCGTGCCCGGGATGAACTGAGCGCCCGGGAGCCAAGTGGCACCCACGGCGTTCTGGAAACCGGGATGGGGCTTGGAGCCTTCGATAAGGCGACCTTCGGAATCGCGCTTGCCGATCAACTCGTCGATCAGGCGTACACCCTCCTTGGCACGGCTGATGACCTTTGGCAACGCCTGCACTGCCGCCACATCGCCTTCTGCCGCCTTCTGACCCACGGTGCGGGCAGCAGCCATGCGCTGCTGGAACGCCGGGTCGGCTTCCCGACGAGCGTTCTCCTCCAGCGCCTCGACCCGCCGTTCCTCCAGACCGATGCGCCTGCGTTCATTTGCGAGTCGCTCTTGCTCAGCAGGCGATGTTGTCTGGGCAGGCTCGGGTGCCTGATACAATACCTGATTGTCGCCTGTGACGAGGGATCGGCCGACAACATAGCGCTTGGTCAACTCCTGAAGTTGAGCTTTGACTACATCCGCCATAGCTTTAGCGCGAGGATCGTCAACCGAGCTGAGCGCCGCCAACTGCTGCCGCAGCGCATTTACTTCGGTAGCTGACTCAGTCCTTGGTGCCATCGCATTGACAGTGCCTGCTGGCGCAACAGTGCCACTGGGAGCACCCGGCACAGCGCTACTTGGAGCACTTGGTGCCATCGCATTGACAGTGCCTGCTGGCGCAACAGCACCCGGAGCAGTGCCACCGGGAGCACTTGGTCCGGGCGGGAACAACTCTGGGGCATATTGGCGCAACACACCCTCGGCGCGTGCCTGCTCTTGCAGTTTGCGCTTACCTTCGTACCCTTTCATTACGTAGTCGGGGTTACCGGATGCAATGAAAGCATCGAACACCTTGTTCAGGTCCGGGTCTCTACCGATAGCCTTCAGCTCGGATTGTAGACCCAGCATCATCTCTCGTTCCTGCTTGAGCCTTTCCAGAGTCAGTTGATTGGACTCGCGCTGCTGTTCGAGAGTGGCCAGTGTTGCCCGGTCCATTTCACGTTTGTGACGCTCTTCCCTGGACTGACGGTATCCTTCTGCGAGCGAGTTCGCCAGCTCTGGTTTAAGGATACTTGCGTCAATGAGTCCGCTCATGATTGCCCCCTGTCTGAGTCAAGTATTTATCAGAGCCATCCGCCTGACATAAGCCCTCCAATAGCGCGCCCCGCGTTCTCGTACTGACTGGCTCGGATATTGCCGGCAGCAAGCCCCAGATTCGCCCGATCGGCCGCATTCGCCAGAGTGAGCTGGTTGACAGTATTGGCAAACCCCTGACCTCCTGCGGCAAGTGCATTCGCGGTAGTCTGCCCAACACCCGCAAGAGACTGAAGTGGGTTCAGTCGAGCATCACGTTCGACCTGGTATCGGTTGAACGCATTCGTGTATTCTTGTGATGCCATGTCTTGCCCGTACCGCTGAATCCCTTTCATTGTAGCACCAGAGAGCAGGCCCCCGCGGGCAGCAGCCGAGTTTTCCAGTGCCTTCATGCCCTCGGACATGCGGAATGCGTATCCAGGGTCTTGCTTAAACTGCTCCATCCCGAAATTCTGGTAGTTTGTTGCTTCGGGTACCAGTTTGTTGAGCGCGATCTGACCAGCTTGCATCCAAGGCTGCTGACGAGCAACACCCTCGTAATACATCTGACGCTGGAGATCAATAGCCTCCCTCGACGCGGCAGTTGATATGTCCGCAGCACGGTCCGCCGCCTTGAGCTGCTTACTGGCCGGACCGATTCCGAATACATCTGCTACAGAATTGACAATACTACCCATTTTCTTTCTCCAATCGAATGATACCGTTCTCTCGGTCTATTTCACGAAACCCGAAGTGCCGCGCCAAGCGCAGGGACGGGGTATTTCGTTCATCGATCCTCACGATGGCGCAGCCGTGTAGTCGACCCATCCGATCGAGATATTGCCCGATCGTAGACCGGATGCGCCAGCGCCCTCGCTTCTCGGGCACCACGAACAAGTCGAACTCGTTACCGATCGACACAAACGCCCCACCGTCGAACAACTCAATGTTGGCGACTTGTTCGAGAATCTCTCGGAGTTCATCTGGAACATTGCGTGTCTTGTACGTCAACATGTGGTCCTTGATCACCTGCCACACGTCGTCAGGCAACCTCACGTCAGGTGACTTCACGACCGCTGACTCGCATATTGATCGACCCCGCAGTACCCGCCAGTGTAGAGATGAAATCACCGGGGTTCAGCACTTGGCCAACCAATTCAGGGAACGTGTAAACCTCGGCAGGTTGGAGCGTTTTGGTCTTGGTGACGAGGTTCGTGTTTCCGGCAGACCCTCCCGTGGTCACAAGATTCACAGAGATGGTCGCAGCAGTCCCACTGTAGTTCGTCGCAGTGAATTTGTCGATGATCGTGGTCACCCCTGACGCAGTATACTGCTTCTCCTGAGTGTTCTCGACCGTTTTGCCGGGCACAATGTTTTTGACGGATACGGCCACGATAGTTCCTCATTCGATTTGTTGTTGAGCACCTACTGCGTCAACACCCAGTTTGTCCCATCTGACACCAGAGTAGCGTTTGCTCCGGCGACAGCTCCAAGGATGGCGGTGCCAGCGGCTCCACCAGCAAGCGGTATCACATTGCTCGATGCCGACACGAGTGTCTGCGCCTGGTAGTTCTGGAAGTGCAGTTCCCGCCCCACGTTGTCACTGGCCGTCGGCAATGTCACGACGCACGATGACCCAGCCTTGTTGTTGATGATCCACTTCTCTCCGCTTGCTACCGAGAAGTCAACAGTCTTGGTGACAGGTGCTGTAGCGGTTCCAGCCACCACGGTGGCAGCAGGTGCGTTCTTCCATACAGCCTGCACTGAATCGTATTGGAGCAGGTCTCCGTTGACAAGCCCGGTGATACCAGCTTGAAGCGCGACCATTGTCCCGATCTCATGTCGAGGTGCCGTCTGAAGCTCTTGCTGGATCGCGTCAAGCGCCGCACGAATCTCTGCCACGCCGGATGGTGGAAGGCGGTCAACACCAATCTGGTCAATTAGCAGTGCAATGTCATCAATGGTTGGAGCAGGAGGGCCTTTCTGCATGTCATCGAGTGAAACACTGCTCTCTTTTGTCGATGTTTGCATCGACAAAAAGAACATGTACCACTCCCGCGACACGGTGCCTGTACGAGGGTCTACGAGTGGGACCCTCGGCGGTGTGAGCGGAACCCTCGACGAGTCAGGCACTGGTTCCACTCATGATCAGCTCGGCTCCCGTGATTGCGATCTTCACGGGGTCGGTCCCCGAGACCTCGTACACCCGGTCGCGCAGTTTCAGTGTCATGCCCAAACGACGCCAGATTGCACGGTGATGGAATTCTCCAATCTTGCCAATATCTGTCCAGTGCTCGCTGGACCAAGTATGTCCACCATCATCACTCCACCTCAGCATGACATGCGGGTCACTGCCTTGCCCGTCGTTCAGACCCACGCCTACTTCCATGTCGAGCTGAAGACTGTGATGCGCGGAGCGCTTCAGGGTGTTCTGCCCAGTGGGAAACGCTCGCCACGACCGCAGCCATTTCTGAACAGCCCCGTTGTCTGAATAGGTGTCGAGGTCGAGTGAATAGACGTTGCCGTTCTGATAGTCGCCTACCAACACTTCCCCCTGGAAGAACGACTGGCAGTTGCCGCGATGGCGAGTGAATCCGCCATTGGAAAACGCTGCCCTCTCATGCCATGCTTGGGTTGCCGCGTCGTATACCCATGTCGCATCGGCACTTGGGAAAGTCAGGACATAGAAGGTGTGACCGTCCTGTTGGTAGGCGTACCCGATTGCATCTGACATATCACCATATCGTTGAATCTGCCATTCCACCGCATGAGTCGAAACACGGGTGCCTGTATACCCGTTGGCTCGGTAGACGATTCCTTGTCCCCGAGCGTCTTTCCCAAGCCAGAATACCCCGTTGTCCATCTTGGTGATCGAGTGGGGGGCGGCACACCCTAGTTCATTGAACGCCCCCTGAATGCGGGAAAGTGGGAAATCTGCACCACCACTGTTGTACCAGACTTCGACTGAGTTGGTCCCGAACACCCAAAGCTCTCGATGGTCCGCGACCACGCCGACCACCCCGTCGGGGGAGCCCTCCGCACTTGCGAAGTCCAGAGGGTCCACACTCAACCCGTTCAGCAAACTGGTGACCCATATCTTCTGACTGTTCGGCTCATTGAAGACGAAGAACCCGTCGAGATAGTCCACTGTAACTGCGCCGGGGAAATCACCGTCCGTGATCTGAGAGAACGCCCCAGTCGTAGCGTTGTAGATGAAGCTCGGTCCATTGCACGCTACGAACAACTGGGTTCCGTTGTCAGCCATGCTCACAGGCCCGGATGTGCCAGCCACGGCTCCCAGCGTTGTCACAGTGTATGTCTGGTCCACCTTGTACAGAGTGTCTCGACTGACCACGTACAGGTTGCCACCGAACTCCCGCATCCCTCGGATCGGTCCAGCACCAACTGACACCTTCAGCTTGATGCCGGGAGCACGACTCAGAAAGGCAGGCTCCTTGCCGCCTTCTGGAATGATCTCCGGGAACAGATTGACCATGCGCGCCGCAGCAGCATTCACGCTGCGTGCCACATACGACGATCCGAGGATCGGGGTCTTCATCAGAGGTTCCCGGCGTAGATGTTGAACCGAGATCGGCGTGCCAGAACCCCGCGGGGGAGTGTCATCACATCGTCAGGGTTGTTGATGCGCTTGAGTGTCCGCTTGCTGACCATGGCGATACGCTGGACCTGCCCGGATGGTTCGACACCAAACTCGGGTGCAATCTCCATCGCCAGATTGTAGGTGAAGGCGCGAAGGTATCCTGGAGGAAACTCCAACTGGGTGGCGAGACTGGCCTGCTGCGTCAGCTCTTGTACCGAGATGAAATGCCACTCCAGCACCTGCGTTGGAACAGGGTAGATGAGCATCTCGATGTCAGGGTGTGTCTCGTTGACAAAGATGACCTGCGGGAGTGTCGACGTGGCAGTCTTTACCGCGATGCTGTTGTACTGGTCCTGATTGATGAAATTGACACCATACGACACACCACCGGGGGAGCGATAATAGGTGGCATCATCAAGCATCACTGGACGGTTGCCCACGAAGTCACCAGTAGGTCCAAGGGTGCGCTTGATCTCACCCGATGGCCAATTGAAGACCTGATCCTGAGTGGAGTAGACAGACAGCCTCTCGGTGCTCCACGAGTCAATCATCTGATTCAGTGCAATCAGTGCGTCCTGACTGGTCTCTGCCGATGGTGTCTCTCCCTCAGCCAGTACACCAAGCAGCCGCAGCGCTCGGTTGATCTGATCACCGGCAGTAGTCGCCATCTTACTCTCCTTTGATAGGGTCGCTCACCGTCTCCAAAAACTCAGGGATTTTGTCGGACTGCTCAACAACGGGCGCAGGAGTCTTGCGAGAATACTTCCGTCGGACAGGGGTGTCGACAGCAAGCTCAGCAGGCTCAGCAAGCTCAGCAGGGGCAGAGTCTTCGACAGGCGTCACTGGTTCATATCGCGTCCATCCTGCGATCTCATCGTTCTCGATCTCCGTAGCATCGATGGCGACCTTGGCACCATGGATCGGATGAACAAGCACTACGTTCATTGATGTCTCCGTGTGGAAACGGGGCCGAAGCCCCGTTTGCGATCAACCAATTCGATACAGCGTCCAGGTACCGACACCAGTCTTGCGAGCACGGAAGTGACCCGAGACGGTCTCGGTCACAACCATATTGCCAACCAGTGTCCACCCGGTCCCAGCAGCCACAGTCACATCATCAGTCGTGGCGTCGATGTTGATGATGTGGAAGTCAAACGCAATGTCGACCCTGGTGGCATTCGGGATACCGGCTTCAAGCTCTGCCACAGTGGGCAGAGTCAGGTTGCCGGCAGTACCGTTGAAGGTGAACAGTCCGTTGACCAGTTGAGCAGCCGTTGCGGTTGCAGCAGCCGTCAGAGCAGTCGGGGCGCCCTGTACGATCAGTTGTGCTTCGGAAGCATTGCCTGTGCCGATTTGATAACCGCCACCGCCGTTAGGAAGAATAGGCATGATAATTTCCTTTCAGATTTGAGATTGGAGGATGATGATCGAGACCAATCAGGTCAGGTTATCCCCATACGCGACACGCCAGTTGCGGGCGAATTGCGGCGTAGCCGTACAACACGTCGACCCGACAGGGCATCCGATCGTTGTTGATGTCGTACTGCCGGACGATCCGCATACTGATCCCGTTGTGGTTGGCACGCGATGCCATGTCCACACCTTGCGGCAGGATCAGGTCGGCAGTGGCGAGAGTGAACGCATCCTTGTGGTAGGCGATGTTCTGCGGATAGGTGGTGCTGGCGGCACCCGTGAACACCACAGCACTGCTGGTCGCAGGAAGACTCAACACAGTCGCCAGAGGGTGAGCCGCTGAGTAAATCGGAGCCACTGTGATGGTGCCAGCACCTGATCCGTTCAGAGCCACGTCCGCTAGAGCGACGAACTGGAACAGTGAACCAGTGGACTCCCGCGTCTGCGGATTGACAGCGAAGCAGCCAGCCACAGTGAACACATCACCGGCCTTGACGGTACCAGATGCTCCAGCGCCGGTGATTGCGATGGTCGTTGCGCCTTCGGTAGTCACAGCAGCCGATGTCGTGCCACCAGTAGCGGTGCGACTGCCGACAGTGAACGACTTGACCGACTGGCTCATGTTCACTTCTTCATAGCCCAGCACATTCTCGCCCATCATGCCACTCTTGAACTGACGAGAGATCGAGTCAGAGGGATTGAAGAACCCTGACAGGCCATTGACCAGCGCCGCGTTGGCAGCCGGACTCACAGTCAGGTATCGCGGAGACATTGGAGCTGCGGCTTCATTCATCTTCTGCTGAGCCTGCAACATCACCAGAGCAGTGGCTGGGGTAGTGCCGGGGGTGCCGACACTGTTGCCAACCGATGCAAAGACGTTGGCAACATCTGCGTCGATCGAAGAAGCGAGCTGGCTGATACGAGGCTTCAGAACCCGATCCGCAAAGTCGTCCAACTGCATACTCAGTTCAGCAGAGGTGAAGTTGATGCCGACATGTTTCTGGCTGGAAACGGTCAGGGTGGTGTACTGCTCGTTGTCATCCTGCGTTTGCAGGGCGGCACCGTCGGTAACCAGAACGCGATCAGGCAGGCGGATACGCAGCGATGAGCCAATCTTGGCCCCTTCGACTGCGAAACTGTCGTCATACTGCCGGTTGATGTTGCGAGAGAGAACAAGATTGTTCTCCAGTATCGCCAAACCCTTGCGGGTTATCATGTCGATCGTCAGAAGGCTGTTAGCCATGGTGCATTCCTTTCAATGATGAATAAGTTCAACGATTTTGAAGCGCCTTTATCTTGGCGATTGTTCGGATGCGGTCGGCTTCAATCCATTCCGATGTACTCATGCTCTGGATGGAACGAGGATCGGTGGTGTCAGTGACACCAGGGTTGACATTCCGAGCGCTGACCGGACGAATCGGATCAGGCGCTGATGTTACTTTCTTTTGAGGAGGCTCGGCACTCAGTTTGGCCTCGATCCTCCCGATCTCGCGTGCTTGCATGAGCGGAGACAGGCGAGAGATGCGATCAGATTCCTTCGGATTGCTGCCCAGCCAATAGGCCAGATCAGGTCCAATGTCGGATGCTTTGATTGTCTCAGCCATCACGTCGGTGACTCGGAGGTTCGGGTTGTATGCGACTTGCTCGAAGTCTTCATACTTGGTCCGAGCATCCTCTTCACGCTCTGCGTAGGCTTCCTCAATCTGAGCACGTTGGTTGTGAATCTCCCGCTGTGCGACCAGCTCTTCAGCCCGCCGGGCAGCCAATGCTTCAGCATAGGCAGCAACAGACTCGAATTGGTCAATGGGTGGAAGATCATCACGCAACAATTGCGACGCTTGCCTTTCGGCCAACTTCGCTTGCTGATCACGTTCCCACTTGCGCTGTTCTCTCGCAAGACGCTTGCCGATCATTGCGTCAAGCTCGGCCTGAGTGAATTTCTTCTCCTCTGGCACCTGCTCTTGGCTGTTCTCGGTGATCTCCGGCTCAATTGAAGCGGTGTCCGTGGTGGCCGTCACCTCGGGGGCTAGCGTGGAGTCTACTTCCACTGAGGGGTCTAATTCATTCATCATCTATGACTCCTTGGAGTTCCTGGTCTAGCGGGCCAGTACGGTAATGATTGTGTGTATCATGCAGTGACAACTGCCGACACATCTGACCACAATTGTTACGAAAAGTAAATCACACCCCTTTTGCGTCCCTACCTTTCTTTGCTTCAGGCGGCGACGGTCGCTCCGGACGGGAGCGCAGACAAGTCCGTACAGCCGTACAGCAGTACATCGTTGATCGACGCTCCACCAGACAGGCCGATACTCGCCCCAGTTCCGTAGCTAGCGAGCCGACAGCCGAACAGCCTAATGCCTTCCCACGAAAATGGCCCGTCGAAACCGATCGGATAGTATTGCGTCTTTGTTGCCTGAGAGTCTTCGAACGTGCACCCGTGGAGGGTCACGTACATGACGCCGCCACCTTCGTTGAACAGGATCGCCGGATGCAAATCATGCAGCACGCCAGACGTGTTGTTGTTCAGAAAATGGCAGCCGCTCAGTGTGACGTTCACAGACTGCTGAATTGTCGAGGTGGCGAGCCTGTTCCCTTTACTGAACACCACAGCGTTCTCGATGTTCTGCGCGAACCGGCAGTTCGAAACACTACCGCCGCGAACCGAGCCAATTTCGAGCGCCCAGGCGTTTGCGTAGAAGCGGCATGTGTCGATTTGTAGACCGTAGACCCAAAGTTCGCCGAACAGGCCCCAATCGGATTCATTCGCACCTTGAATGCCAATGGTGCACCCCTGAAACTCACAGTCCGTGATCGAGATGTCGTTGGTCGTGACCGAGTAGAACATGCCTTTGGTGATGTCTCTGAAGAAACACCCGCGAATCTTCACGTGGCGCAGATTCTGGTAGAGGCTAACGCCAATTCCTCCATTCATCGCTCCTACGAAATGACAGTCGCGCACGACCATGTTTTGGCCGTTGAATAAGACAATGTGCTCGTAGGTAGATGTCGAATTATAGAAGCGGCAGTTATCAATGAGCACATCTTCGCAAGTCATCGTGGTCGTATTGGCTCGCGCGGACTCTATCCCGACGTGTATGCCCCAGAAGGGGTTGTTCCCGATGTCACAGTTTTTAACTGTGAAGGAAGAGACATTGGTGACGTAAATACCAGAGTCTTTCTGGTTGACATCGAACCCGAGTGATTCGATGTAGATGTTCGACTTGTTGCTGGAGTCCCCTGCGTAGAAGATTGCCGCACCCACTGCGGTTTGTCTTAGCACCGAAGCGGCCGGTCCAGCCCCGACAGCCCGCAAGTTGGACCCGATGTTGATCGAACGCACTAGGCAGGTCCCTTCCGGGAAATACAGTTCGATTTTGTTGGCCATTGCGTAATTCACCGCGGCCTGGATAGCGGCGGTGTCATCCGTCACGCCGTCGCCCACAGCACCAAAGTCTTTGACGCTAACAGTCTGGGCTAGTTTTGCTTCAACATTAGTTATCACAGACCCTATAAACGGTGGGTCGTAAGTCACCCGCGAAGCATCTACACTGTTGACGCCGCTAATGTTGTCGTAAGTGGCAATCAGAACATCGTTGGCATCTTTGAGGACGAACTTGTAAACCTGCCCGTCCGACAGCCAGATTTCACTGCTGCCGGGAACACGACCTGCCGAGTCCAGCACAATGGGGTTGGTGTGAAATGCTGCACCACTGCTACTGGTGTACGTCGCTTGCGGGGTCGTGGTGCCAGCAGAGTAGGTGTACAATTTGCCACCCGACAGCGGGTTACCGTTGTTGTCAAAGAACTGGGCGCCAGCACCACCCACAGGAGAAAGGAAGACAGTCATCAATAAAACTCCCGAGAAACCTCATCCTTCAGACCGGGGGAAGTCAATTAGTAAGCAAACCAAACAACCCCTGCCCAATGATTATATTTCCACTGGTATGGATGTGCCTATTACTGGGCGTACCGGGGCTAACCGATCCGCCTGTAGCGATATTCCCAACCCCATCCCAATATCCTATGTAATTACGGTTGTTATCGGCATC